GTTGACGGAAGTACCACGTTCAATCTCAATACCACCGCTCTGCGAGGGAGTGCCAGTTTCGTCCGAGTTCAGGACAAGGATATTGTCGCCAATATTAACAGTATTCGAGTTGACTGTGGTGGTAGTACCATTAACAGTAAGGTTGCCCGTAATGATGGTGTTGCCGCCAACATTAAGAGCGCCGCCAATGCCAACACCACCCGTTACTTTCAAAGCACCAGTTGAAGTACTTGTTGATGTAGTTGAGTTGGTGATTGTGATAGCATTCGATGTTGAGGCACCACGAGCAGTAACAGTTGCTAAGGTATCACTCTCAGATGTCAAGTAGGAACCTGATGGCTGAATACCTGCTTCTGCCAAAGTGCGGTTAATCCAAGCAGTGCCATTCCACTGTAGAACCTCACCAGAGCTGTTTGAAGAGATAGTTACATTGGACAAACTATCAAGTGTATGGTTATGACTTGTTGAAGCTTTACCATTTAACTGTGTTTGAATGTTGCTTGTAACACCATCTGTATAGTTCAACTCAGTGGTTGTAGCAGTAATACCGTCTAGTACGTTCACTTCAGCTGCTGTTGCTGTAACATCAGTGATGTTTGCTAGCGTGTGAGTATGGCTTGCCGCCGCATAGCTACCAGCCGCCTGAATACCCGCTTCTGCGAGAGTATTGTTAATCCAAGCAGTGCCATTCCATTTCAGGATTTCACCAGAAGTGTTAGAAGTAATAGTGGTGTTGGACAGACCATCCAAAGTGTGGTTATGACTTGTTGAAGCTTTACCATTTAACTGTGTTTGAATGTTGCTTGTTACACCGTCAGTATAGTTCAACTCTGTCGCTGTTGCGGTTAAGTCTGTGATATCTGATACAGTGTGTGTATGTGAAGCGGCAGCATAAGAACCTGCGGCTTGAATACCAGCCTCGGCTAGAGTGTTGTTTACCCAAGCTGTGCCATTCCATTTAAGGATTTCACCAGACGTATTGCTGGTAATCGTCGTATTAGAGAGGCTGTCAAGCGTGTGGTTGTGGGTAGTAGCCGACTTACCATTCAACTGGGTTTGGATATTGCTGGTAACACCGTCGATATAATTGATCTCAGCCGTAGTAGCGGTCACGCCATCCAGCTTGTTCAACTCGGCGGTGGTTGCAGTAACACCATCCAGCTTGTTCAGTTCTGCTGCGGTGGCGGTAACGCCAAACTCGGTAAGGGTTGTATAACCAGCGGCGACAAAACCAGTGCCATTGTGGGTCTTGAGGAGGTTGTTTGCGGTATCATACCACAGGTCACCCTCTACGCCATTGGCAGGAGCGGTACTATCAACATAAGCCGAATCTAGGCGGATAACGGCAGTGCCGTTGTTAGTGTAGAGTTTCCGGTCTACAAGGTTTACTGCAAATTCACCAGCAGTGATGTCGCTAGTCGTAGGTACGCCGCCACCTGTTGACGAACGCTTGATAAGAATCTGGGTCGCCATTAGTAGCTACCTCCTTTTATAATTGTGTTGGCGTTCTGGATGATTTTTGTAGCAACATATTTGGAGGAATTACTATCATACACCAATAGTGCGCCATCAGCTTTAGATGTATTGTTAATGTCGGACAGCTTGTCCGTGCTAAGGTGCTGGTTGACGAACCTGCTGCCGTTATAAACCAGCGTTTGATTGCTTTCAGGGGAAGTGGCTACGATCTCTACGTTAGGGAGAGATGAAGCAAGCATAGCCACATAAACTGTTGCTCTACCATATAGGGTAATTGCGGAGCCAGAGTCAGAGCTTTGTTGGGGAGTCTTGGTGATAGTGCCAGCAACACTGTCATACACTGCCGTGCCAAGCTCCCAATTATAGCCCTCTTCTACAACGTAGTAGAACTGGTCTCCGCCTTGAGCGCCCGCGTCTTCTAGGCTTTGGTAACCGTTACGAATATTACCAACAGTCAGGATATTTCCGTTCCCAGTAGTGGGGGTGTGGAACTTAACTCGGTTAAAGTGCTTTTGCATCTTTATTCTCCATCCGTACGGCTGTTTTCAGCATCCCTTACGTCTGGGTCATAATTAAGTTCAGCAATATCCATAAGGTCTTGGATAACCTCTGGGTGACTGCTAACATCAATGTTCGCCCCATTAAGATTGCGGAGGAATGCTGCAATCTCACGGAGATCGTGCGGGGCGACATCTCCAGCTTCAATACGGGGCATAAGGCTATAGTCTAGGCCATTTAGCTCCCACAGTCGTTCAACCATTTGTTTATTAAGCACATCAACAATGGCTTGGATGTAACTCTCAAGGGCGCGTAGGAAGAGGTCAGTCTTCGACTTAGAAAGTGCGTAGGAACCTGATCCTGACCCAAGGAGAAGAAACTCAGAGAGTACCGACCGAGCAATGTCATGCTGGTAACGCTTGACGATAGGGTCAATGTCGATATTGCGCTTACCATTAGACGCCATCAACTCCATATCAACGAGGCGTACATTGGTAGGCTCCCCATCTTTACCGGGATAGGTGTCGGACGGGAGAATAATGTAACCCTGTTCGTTGAACTTAACGTCACGCAGGATTTGCTGTAGGTTGCTAACAAAACCTGCCTGTGCAGAGGTAGCGTCAGGGCCAAGGTATTCAGCGGGAATGCGGGCGACAGGAATACCAGCCAACTCGCGCTCAACCGCTATGGCCTCAATGGCCTGAAGGTTATTCAAATACTCATAAGAGGTATAGGCATTACGGAGAATAGAACGACCAGAAGGATCACCATTAACGCTAGTAGTCCGGTAGTAGAGGCTCTTGTTGGTGGGAATAGTAGTTTTGTTGTTGTATCCACCAGAGGTCTGTTGGATGCCCAAAACATCGCCAGTTTTCTGGTCAACCTCAAACTTGCTGAGGGTCCAAGGCGCACGAGCAGCCAGCTTACGGATACCAATGCGGCCATCACTATACTTGGAACGCTTCTTATCACTGCGCTCCGTAGGGCCAACTCGACGCTTATAAACAACCTCGAACCACGAAAACCCGTAGGACAGGAACGACAGAGCCTCAGAGATGTGGTCATCAAGAGTGTGATCCATATCATCTAGGATACTCTTGACAAACTCAGCCTCACGTTTAGCTGCATCGCTATTATTAGCTGGCTTGACGTTAAGGTCTACATCACGCAGGATTTGCTCAACTGCATACATGACAGCGCCAATAGTGCTATCGTTGTCTCGCATCTCACGGAATTTACGAATGGCTTTCTTACCACGGAGTTCAGGGAGAAACTCATCCGCCCGGATTTGTCCGTTGTAAGTGTTATCTCCGGCTACACCAAGAGTTGTCTTGGCCTCCGACTCAGATAGCTTCCTAGCCATTTTATTATCCAGTTTTTTGTTAGCGAGATAGCCCCTTGGCGCTACTATATGCTAGGGTAAGCTGGGGCTTACTATACCCGTTGAGTGAGAGGTCGGTTAAAGCCCATACGCAAGCATCCAAACGGTCTGGGGAGCCTATCGACCCTAGTGGCTCCCAAGTTCTCATCTGGGTCTCAAGTTCATTTAGGTTAGCCCCATCAGGGGGATTAGATACATGTTTTACTAGACCACGTTCATATAAGGCTGAGATTGGTTCTGCACGGGCGTACTTGCCTCGTGATGCTCTGACCAGCTTAACTGGGACCGTCTCATCCTCTCCGTGGAGAGTGGTTTTGACCATATCACCGCCTTGGTTAGCCTCAGCAACAATACGATCAGCTTGGTGTTTATGGTAGAGTTCGATGGCCTTAGCTGCCCACGCTTGGGGACTTAGCCTATCTGTGTAATCCCCTAAGACGTAGGCTACACCGTTTACATCAATCCCAGCTACAACAATCCCTGTCATGTCACTTTCTTTATTTGCAGTAACAGCGGGGTCAAGGGAGACGACAATACGGTTTAGGTGGGGGACATCCTCATATTTAATCTCTGCCTTCTCTAGCATCTCTGTGTTCCAGAGAGCGCCCTCAGCTTCTTCTAGGACTTCTGCGTAGAGTTCCTGACGACCAAGGCGGGTTCCTTCATATTGGGCTTTGACTGCCTCAAGATAGGTTCCTGCAAGGTTAGCAGCATTATCAAAAGTAGAACCGCCAGTGACGTAGGTCTTATCATCCTTCATCAACTTGCGGACTAGCTTGGTTGGCTTGGGGGTAGTGGTAACAACTACTCTTGGGTGCTTACCTAGACGCATACAGAACTGTAGCATGTCCCAAGTGTCAATGTCTTTGTTCCACGCGGCAAGCTCATCACACCAAGCAATCTCGAACTGAGGGCCACGGAGACGTTCAGGCTCTTCCGCTGAGAAGAATTGGACTACAGCACCATTTTCCCATGTCAGAGAACGCTTGGTTGGTGACCACTCAGGGAAACCCATCTTCTTGCCAGCGTAGGTCTTATCACCCTTCCAGCAT